TCTCACAGCAATGATGATAAAGATGACAAACCAGGAATTTTAGAGAGTTTAGGTAATGCACTCTCTTCTGCTGGGTCTGCAGCTTTTGAAGCACTCTCTTCTGCTGGGTCTGCAGCTGTTAATTTTGTAAGTGATGCTGGTAGTGCTGCAGGTGAAGTTATTACAAATCTTGGAACAGGTCTTTATGATTTAGGAAGTGATGTTGCAGAAGATCTTTATGATTTAGGAAGTGATGCTGTTGGTGCTGCAGGAGATACTTTGACAGAGATTGTAACTCTGGGACAAGCTGACACATCAACTTATAATCCTGTTGAAGGAGTTGATTTTTGGACAGATCAAGAGGGAAATAAGTTTGATAATGTGGAAGACAGGGATGCTTCTAATACGACCATAACCAACACAAAAGTGAAAGACCCAAGCACAGGATTAACTTTTAATGAAGCATATGCTGCAAATCGTGCTGCTGGAGTGCAAACATTTATGTGGAAGGGATCAGAATATGGAACAGGCTTACCATCAACTCAAACTGCAGTTTACTACGATGCGTTTGGCAACCCATATTCAACTCAAGCTGCAGCCAGTGCAGCAGACGTAGCAGCTGCCGAGCAATCAGCGAAAGTTTACTACGATGCATTCGGCAACGAATATGGAACTCAAATTGAAGCGAACAAAGCAGACTTATTAGCTTCTGCCCAATCATCACTTGATGGACCATCAATTCAAGATTTACAAACTAATCTTGACAATGTAATTGGTCAAGGATTTTCCGAAGGAGATCCTCCATACGAACAGGCAAAAGAACAACTCAATGCTGAACTAGGAAATTTAGAAACTAAAATAGACAAAGGCAAAGAAATAGTTGATGCATACATTGACAAATATGGAATGTCTCATTTAGAAGATAGATTCAAAGTAGGAAGGATAAATCCAAATACAGGACAACCTTACCCATTACTTGATTCCAACATGGTTAATCCTTTAGACGCAGACACAATGCCTTACACTCCTGATGGTTTAGATTATGATGAGATTATTTATTTAGGTGGTGAGCCTTTCGAATCAACAGTAGATGGAGTTGATATTGGAGTTGGCACAATCCCAGCATTAGATACTTCAACAGACACATCTGCAGAAATAATTGCTGATGATGTTTCGCAAACTTCTCCTGTTGTTAATCCAGACGGAACAGTTACTTTCCCTGACTCAACCACCCAAGAAATAATTACTACAACTTATCCTAGTTACAGAACTGGAATGGCTGGTGGTCTGTGGGATCGTTTTACGGCTAGTCCTTATTCTCGTTTTGGGATAGCACCAGTTCATTCTACTCAAGTTGTTAATAAGATAGAGCAAGATGATGGAACAACTGTTTATTATGATGCTGAAGGCAATATTGTTAATCCATATAGTTAGGAGATTATAATGGCAGATCAAACTGAATTAATAGATCAAATTCTCAGGCAAGGTAATGAGGCAGGAAGATTCCCTAGTCTTAATAAAGACAATCCATATGGAAATGTTAGAGTTCCTCGTGAAGAGCAAGAGCAAATAAATGCCAGTGATATAAATTTAATTCAAGCTGTTCAGAAAATATTAACAGATCCATTTGCTGATGCTAGTTCTATGCCAGGAGAGCTTATGGACATGTGGAGTTTTTTAGAGCAACAAAAGAAAGAATTAATGTTTGTTAATCAAGATTCTGTTCCAGAAAAATCTGTTGCAAAAACAATGCCATCTAATATGAGGTCGATGTTGCAAAGTATTATTGATCGGACTTCTAATCTTCCAACACCTATGCCTATGGATCCTATGCCAACACCAAGTCCAATGCCACAACCAATGCCTGAAGATCCTATGCCACCAATGCCACAACCAATGCCTATGGATCCTAATGATCCTGGACCACGATAATTAAAGGAGAATAAAATGGCTGAAGTCAATGTAGAAAACATGGAAGAAAATGCTGAACTTTTTGTGGAGAAGATGGGATTCTCTCACGACTCCGAAGGTTTAGAAATGTCAGACGATCAACTTGTAAACTTTTTATTGTTGTGCCATCAGATGCAACATGGGGTTGGCGAGGAAGAAGAAATGATGGAAGAAGAAATGATGCCTGAAGAGAGTGATGTTAAAGTCAAGATAATGAAAGTCGGCTCAGGCGATGATGTTCATTCCATGATGAATAAAATACTAGGAGGATAATATGCCTTTTAAAAAATACTCTCCCAAGCAAAAGAAATTAGCAAAAGTCGCAAAGCCAAGAACAAAAATAACTGGTGCTGATTTTAAAAAACTTAAGAAAGGGAAAAAATAATGCCACATGGTAAAAAGCATGGTCTTTATGAAAATATTCGGCTCAAGAAAAATAGAATAAAAGCTGGCTCTGGTGAGAAAATGCGCAAACCAGGAACTAAAGGTGCTCCAACAGCCAAACAATTTAAAGCTGCAGCAAAAACAGCTAAAAAAAGGAAAAAGTAATGGCTAATAAATCAGTAGAAGCACCTAAAGGTTTTCACTGGATGAAGTCTGGTGCAGGCTATAAGTTAATGAAAAATCCAACTGGTGGATATAAGCCCCATAAAGGTGCATCTAAAAAAGCTTCTTTCGAAGTTCAGAAAGTTCATAAAAAGTAATGGCAGAATACAAAGGTAAAAAAGTAACACTTAACAAGCCAAGACGAATAGGCAAAGGCGAAACTTCTTATGGCAAAAAGAAGTCTGTTGTTTACGTTATGGATGGCGATAGAGTCAAAAGAGTTACCTTTGGCGATCCGAATATGCGTATTAAAAAGAATCAAAAAGGTCGTAGGAGCAATTTTAGATCAAGACACAACTGCGATAATCCTGGACCAAAAACAAAGGCACGATATTGGTCGTGTAAGGCTTGGTAATGGCGAGAGCAGCAATTAAAAAAGTAGCACAGGCTGAAATACGTGCAGCAAAAAGTTTTCTAGAGCGAAGAAATATTTCGTCTGATGAGATCTCTCCTAAAGAATTTGCAAAAGCTGCAAAAGAATTAGACAAAAGCTTTATGGAAACTCTAAGAATATTAGCAGGTCAATTATCAGCAGGGCAAGTATAATGGATGAGCAAGAATTCATAAAAAACTTTGGAATGACCAGAGATGAGTATGCTCAGAAATATGGAGTATTAGAAGATCCGAACAAAGGAAAAGAAGCAACAATTAGGCAAAAAGCAGTTGACAAAGTTGCAGGAGTTTTACAAAATATAGGCTATGGCGATCAATATTCTTCTTATGATGCTGCGAGAGGTTTGCTTGGGAGCTATGAGAATCCTATGTCTGAAGGTGGGATAGGAGTTTTAGATTTTACACCTATTCAAATACCATTCGCAATACAAGAAGCAAAAAGAGCTTATGATCGTGGAGATTATTTAGAATCAGGTTTAGGTGCAGGATTCGCAGCAATCGAGACAGCTCCTGGAATAAAGCTTGCAACAACCCCAGTCAAAAACTTTTTTAAAAGTTTATCTAGAAAATCTTCACCAGTTGATCCATCTAGAAGAAGTGCAATGACAACAATTGCTGCAGCACCTCTCGCAGTTGGTGCTTTAAGTGAAGTTCCTGTTGGTAAAATTATTGAGGATGTTATGCCAACAAAAATATCACCAGTCGTTAGAGAATTTGATGATTTGGAAAAAGTAATGAATATAAATACATTTGATTTTGATGAAAATCCAAAACAATATGTTGAATTTATGAGGGAAATTTTCAGTGAGTTTACAGGTCTTCCTAAAAATAAATATGATGATTTTTTTCTTGGAGAAAGAGCCATTCATAATAAACTTAGTGGATATAATAGCATTGAAGAATATGCAGAAAAAATGCTTGGTCCTGAAGATGCGCAAAAATTTTTAGAGAAAAACAAAATTGATTTAGATTTTTACAAAACAGCAGATATTTCTGCAGAGAATGCAAGTGTTGATTTAAGGAAGAAACTTGTAGAAGGAGTTGACACAGGTGAAAAAGGTTTAAGTAAATTTGATGAATTAGGCGAAAGTTTTGGAGATTTTAATGCTGAAGAAAGTATGGATTCTGATTATTCAGTTGAGCCTTTAATTAAAGATCAAATGCTTCAAAAAACTTATGGTAAAGGTGATATTGATTGGGAAGAATTTGTTCAGACTGAAGGGCAAAAAACATCTCGTTTTAAAGAGTTGAAAAAAGTTATAGATGAAATTGATGCATTGACTGAAGCAAACAAGCCAAGACTTATTCCAAAGGAAAAATTATCAGCCAGAGAAATAAGAGAGATGAAAGAATATCAGGATATGATGGATAGAGGATCAGAATTTTAATGGGAATAGGATCAATAGGATCAAAAATATTAGCTGAACTTGGCGATACAGCTTTTCGCTGGGTTGCTTCTTTGGCTGATAAGCTAGGAAGACCTGCAGATGAAGTTGCAGAAGAGATGGGAAGCAAATTGGTTAATCTTGAAAAAGAGATGCCTGAAGCTTTTACTTTGTTTGACAGAATGGAGCTTTTCTCTGCTATCAGAGAAGCCAATGAAGGTGCATCAGACCTTGCTATAGCAAGCCCTCCCGACTTCCGCAAAATAGCTGCACAAATAAACACAGAAGATCCAGCTATTGCAGAAATGGTTTCTAATAAAGTCGGTGAATATATGGACGATGTTCAACAAGGAACGGCTATGGGAGCTGTTCCCTATCTAAGCTATACAACTCCAGCACAAGATGTTGCCCAGTTTGTTATGCATGATGGTCGTCATCGTAACAGAGCGATGGAAGCTTTAGGTGCATTAAGAAACCTTGTAAGAGTGATTCCTTCAGGTCAAGAGAGATTAGCAAGTAAGTTACCAGAAACTGCTGAAGCTTATAGTGAAAAAAGCAACTTACAAGCTCCTGGAGAAGAAGGCAAAAAAGTTGGTAAAATGAGTGATATTTTTAAATATTTATCTGTTATGGGTTTGCCTATAGGATCTTTAGGGAGTATTACAGATGAACAGAACTAATTTTGGTAAATTAATGAAAGGAGGTAAAAGCATGTATGGTAAAAAGAAAATGATGACTAAGAAAAAGCCAATGAAGAAAAAAATAATGGCTAAAAAGAAACCAATGAAAAAGAAAGGATATTAATGTCAGATCATAAAAAAGATGTTACTGTTTTTGTAACTGGCGTTTCTATGTCAGGAGGTGTTAAAGATGACAGTAACAGAACTACTCCAGAAGATAAAAAAGAATCTGAAGGAGAAAAGGCTAGAGATAGCCGAAGCGATGATTGAAGGTCGAGTTTCTGACTTTGAATCTTATAGTAAACACGTTGGTATTGCGGAAGGTTTAGAACAAGCTTCTGAAATTATTAGCGAAACATTAAAAAAAATAGAAAAGGATGATTAAACATGTCTCATCAACATGCCTACAAAGACGAATCAACAGATTCTGAAATAACGACTAAAGATCTTCCAACTCCTTTGAATTGGAAAGTTTTAGTTCAGCCTCATCAAGCACAAATGAAAACGAAAGGTGGAATTCATTTACCTTCAATTTCACAAGACAATGAAGAGTATTTAACCTCTCATGGTCGTGTTGCTAAGATGGGTGAACTTGCTTTTCGAGATCGTGACACAGGAGATAAATGGAAGATGGAGCAAACCCCAAAAGTTGGGGATCGAGTTACTTATGGCAAATACGCAGGTCAGAAAGTAACAATTAATGGTGTAAGACTTCTTTTGTTAAATGATGACGAACTAACGTCTATTTTACCTGAAGATGTCGAGGTCACTGCTTATTTAGCGACATAACTTGGAGAACGCTACCATGGAAAAAGAAGAAGTAATAGGCGAAATCGAAGAGGAGATCAAAAAAGCGAAAGCTGATCCTCAAGATTTTGAAATTGAAATAACTGATGATCCTAAAGAAGAGGCAAAAGATGTTGCCGAGGAGAAAGAAGTTAAAGAACAAGAGACGCCAGAATATGGTGAGAAAGTCCAGAAAAGAATCAAGAAGCTTGTTGACCAACGCAGAGAAGCAGAGTTACAAGCTCGCCAAATGCAAGAGCAAAATGCTCAGCTGGAAGCAAGGCTCTCTCGACTAGAACAAGGCTCTCAAAAAAGTGCTGAAAATAACTTTCAAAAAAGATATGCACAAACTAAGGCTGCATTGACCAAAGCAGTTGAAGAAGGTGATACTGAAGCTCAAGTAAATTTTCAAGAGCAAATGGCAGATATGCGTGCTGCCATGCGTATTGCAGAGATGCAAAAACAGCAACGATCTCAACAAGCAGCAAGTCCAACAGTAGGCAGAGCACAACAAACTGCCCAAAACCCTGCTCCACCCAAAGCTATGGACTGGTGGCAGAAAAATAGGTGGTTTAATTCCGCTGGTTTTGAAAGAGAAACTGCTGCTGCAAGAGCTATTGATGTTCAGCTAGATCTTGAAGGTTATGACAAAAATTCGGACGATTATTACCAAAATTTAAATAATCGTTTACTTTCTATGTTTCCAGAGTTAAACTCAGGAGCAAGTCCTAATAAGACAAGAGCAAAAAGTAGATCTCCAGTTGCACCAACTACAGGTGGCTCATCTTATAAGGGCAATAGAGTGCGTATGTCGCAGGATCAACTTAGGATGGCTAGGGAACTTGGTATAACAGATGAAGCAAGTCTTAAAAAATATGAGGCTGAAATCAAACGTCAGCAAAGGAGTTAGTCATGACTGAGAAAAGAAACGTGCGTGCAAACGAAACTCGAAATTCTATGCGTGCTGAGCAATCTCGCCCAGACACTGCATGGAAGCCACCATCATTGTTGGATGCTCCTGAACCTCGTCCTGGATACACCCAACGATGGATAGCTACCTCGATTCAGGGTAAAGAAACTCCAGACAACGTATACAAGCGTATGCGTGAAGGATGGAGTCCACGCTCTGCCAGTAATGTGAAAGATCAGTTGTTCCCGACTATCAATCACGGACAATGGGCAGGGTCAATTGGAATTGAAGGAATGTTGCTCTGTGAAATGCCTATTGAAAAACACAAAGCAATGAAGGCTTATTACAATAATAGGAGTGTAGAAGCGAACGAATCAATTGCAGGCGACCTAGATGCGTTAGGACGAAAAACAGGACAACCTATCTTTCAAGAAAGGCAGTCCACTTCGAGCCGTGGCAGGGATCTCTCTGTTATGGATGATTAAACTTTACGCTGAAAGGAGCGAAAAATGGCTAATGTAGATGCAGCCTTTGGCTTTGTGCCAGTTCGCCATATGAGTGGTAATATTCCTCGTGCAAATAAGTACACTTGTGCTTCAGGATTAGCAGAGAACATCTTCACAGGTGATCTTTGTATTTTGATTAACACTGGTTTGCTTACTCCGCACACTGCAACAGAAACCAATAACATTGGTGTCTTTGCTGGAGTATCTTATACTGCCTCAGATGGTTCATATGTTTATAGTCAGTACTGGCCAACAGGCACGACTGCTACAGACATCATCGCATACATATATGATGATCCATATATTGTATATAAAGTACAGTCCGCAGGAGCACCTGCTCAGACTAACATCGGTAATTGTGCTGATGTTGTTGCTGGCGCAGGATCAACGACGACTGGTCAATCAGGTTTTGAAATCTCTGGTACAATGGCAGCAGGTACTGCTACTTGTAAGATTATCGGTCTTTATGACTCACCAGACAATGCTTTCGGAACCAACGCTGTCATGGAAGTGCTAATTAATGAGCATATCCTAAAAGATGGCGCAGGCATATAGGAGGGTATGAATAATGGCTATGAATAGAGCACAATTTGCTAAAATGCTCGAGCCAGGACTGAATACTCTTTTCGGTCTTGAATACGACAGCTATCCTCCAGAATACTCAGCAGTCTTTTCTTCGAATACTTCTAGTAAAGCTTTTGAAGAAGATGTATTGTTGCAGGGTTTTGGTTCTGCACCGACTAAAGATGAAGGTGCTGCAATAAGCTATGATACAGGCAGTCAACAATGGACAGCTAGGTATCAACATGAAACAGTTGCTTTGGCATTCTCAATTACTGAGGAAGCTGAAGAAGATGGCCAGTATGGCTCAATTGCTTCACGTTACACTAAAGCACTTGCAAGGTCTATGGCTTCTACTAAAGAAATCAAAGCTGCAAATGTTTTAAATAATGCACAAACAGCTGGTTTTACTGGTGGTGATGGTGTTGTACTTTTAAGTGCTTCACACCCAACTACTAATGGAAATCAATCTAATGTGCTAGCAACTGCAGCAGATTTATCTGAAACTTCACTAGAGTCAGTTCTTATCCAAATTGCGGATATGAAAGACGATCGTGGATTAAGGATTGCTGCACAAGGTACAACTTTGGTTATTCCAACAGCTTATACCTTTACAGCAGAGCGTTTGTTAGAATCACAACTTCGCACTGGTACAGCAGACAATGACATTAATGCTATCAAGTCAGGTGGTTATCTGCCTAAAGGATATCATGTAATGCGTCGTCTAACTGATTCAGATGCGTTCTTTGTTCTTACAGATGTTCCTGATGGACTGAAGATGTTCCAAAGAAGCCCAATGAAAAAGGGCATGGAAGGTGACTTCGAAACTGGAAATGTTCGCTATAAAGTAAGAGAAAGATATTCTTTCGGTTTTACTGATTGGCGTGGTGTTTTCGGCACAGAGGGTGCTGCCTAATAATTGAGGGGAGCTTTTGCTCCCCTTTTACTATCAACTTGACAGCGAAAGCTGACTCTAGCCACGACAAGGAGATATTACATGGCTAATACAACTTTTAATGGACCAGTTCGGTCTGAAAATGGCTTTAAGGTCGTTTCTAAAAATGCTACAACAGGTGCTTATACTGATGTTGCTAGCATTGCATCAACAGGCATTGTAACAAATAAATATGTTAAGCATGTTGGTTTGGTTACAGGTGTGACAGTAAATACTACAGCAGGTGACAGTCCTGCGATTGGTGAGTTTACCCAACCTGCAAATACAATCATCACTGACATTAAGATCTTCTGTGCAACTGCTCCAGTTATTGGAACAGGTGACATTGGATATGAAGTTGGTACATCTAGCTCTGGTGCTCAAATTGTTGCTGCTGTAACAGATGAGATCTTAGATGGTGGCACAACAGTTGTTCTTGGTAACGTAACATTGACAACTCTTGTCGTGCAAACACAAAGTGGTACAACTGCTCCTGCTTCTGTTCAGTATGCAAGTGCTGAAAGAACTATCTATTGTAATATTACGAACACAGTAGATGCTACAACAGCAGGTTCGTTTACTTTTATTATTGAATACGTTCAAATTGCGTAATTTATATGGGAGAGGTTTGATCCTCTCCCACAACATAGGAGGTTAATTTGGCAGATCTTACAACAACAACAAAAATTTCCGAGAACTCTCGTGAAGTTGTTTTTGCCTTCCAGTATCAATATGTTGATGATGGTAATGAAAGTGCAGTTTCAAAAATAGATGTTTCTGCATTAACTAAAGATGCACATGGTAATACTTGTACAGGAATTAGAATCGCAGAATGTTGGTGGATAATAAAAGCAATGACTGTTGAGGTTCTTGCAGATGCTGACACAGATATAATTGTTATGCATCTCGATGAAGGACAATCTGGCTATCAAGACTTTTCTAAGTTTGGTGGCTTGCCTACAACTTCGAGTTATGGTGCTAATGGGACTGGTGATGTTAAATTTACAACAACTGGGGCTGGTGCTGCTGGCGATGCTTATCAAGTTATTATAAGAGGGATTAAACAATATTAATGGCACTTTCAGGAACAGTAGCATTTAGACCTAATGTTGAAGAAATAATAGCAGAGTCTTTTGAAAGATGCGGAGTTGATACGCAAACTCGCACAGGATATCATGCTGTTTCTGCTCGCAGGAGTTTAAATTTACTTTTTTCAGAATGGGCAAATAGAGGAATTAATTATTGGGCAGTGACTCAAAATACATTAACTTTAGCTGATGGAACAACTTCTTATACTTTACCAGCAGGAACAATAGATATTATAGATGCTGTTATTAGAGAAGGATCTACTGATCAAACTATAAATAGAGTTACAATCTCTGAATATAATCAGATCCCGAATAAAACAACTGAAGGCAAACCAAGTCAATACATGCTTGATAAGCAATATACTCCAGTAATATATTTTTGGAATGTTCCTGATAAAACATATACTTTGGTTTATTGGGCAGTTAACCAACTTGATGATATAACAGCATCGAATCAAGATACTGATGTTCCTTATCGTTGGAGTGATTGTATATGCTCTGGATTGGCCAGTAAATTAGCTCTTAAATTTGCTCCTGAGAAATTTCAATTATTAAATGAAATGTATGAAAGATCTTTTAATTTTGCTGCATCTTCAGATAATGATGGTGTCAGTTTAAGAATTCAACCGACAGCTTTGAATTTGGTTTGATATGGCTAGATATGCAAAAGGAACAAAATCATTTGCGATATGTGATATAAGTGGTTTTGAAATACCTTACAGAGACTTGAAAACAACTTGGCAAGGATTAAGAGTCAGCCCTGAAGAATTCGATATTAAACAACCTCAATTAACTCCAGTTAAAAATATTAAAGTAACAACTGGCTTATTTAAAGCTAGACCAGACAATGATGCTGAATCAGTTACTTTTAAAGTTGGATATAATTATAATATATTTTTAGACAGGAATCAGAAAAAAAGCATAGGGATTTCTTCTTCTGGAAGTATAGGTTTTGCTTCAGTGGTGATTGAATAATGCCAAGATATGCAAAAGGAACAAAATCTTATGGTATAAGCGACAGAGGTGGACAGAGAGTTCGTTATACTCAATTAAAAACTACTTGGGATGGATTGCGTGTTGCACCAGACGAGTGGGAGCCAAAACATCCTCAGCTTACTCCTGCCAGAAATGTAATTGATGCCCAGCAACTTTTTAAACCAAGGTCAACAGGTCAAAATCGTGAAGATGTAACGATATATGCTGCTTTTTCTTTTGATCCTTTTTTACCTGTGCAAGAAAGATCTCCGATTGGAGTAATTGGCACAGGTGGCGTAGGACTAATAGATAGAATAGATTTTGAAAGTTATCCTGAAGTAACAGGCTTGGCAGGAACTGGTGCAATTGGAGATGAAGCTTTTGAACTTTCTATTAACGAGGCAGGTGTCGCAGGAACAGGTGCTACAGGAGATGAACTTGGATTCTTAGAAGTAACAGGTAATGGTGGTAATGCAGGAACAGGCTCTGTTGGGATTGAAGCATTTGAGTTGTCTCTTGAAGAGGCTGGAGTTGCTGGTACAGGTGGCGTAGGAACAGAAACACCAACAGCAATAATAAACGAGGCAGGTCTCGCAGGAACAGGTGGTGTTGGAGATGCCACTAATATAGTAGTTGATCAAGAATGGGGTTCGGGAACTTGGGGTTCAGGAACATGGGGTAATTAAATGAGCTATACAACTTTAAAATCTAAAATACAAAATTTTATAGAAGATGATTCTACAGAACTTAGTTCTTCACTTGATAATATAATTGCTCAAGCTGAAGAGATGGTTTTTCAAAGATTACCTAATTTGCCTTGTTTTAGAAAAGTAACAACTGGAACTTTAGTTGTTGGAACTGCTGATTACACAGTTGCTTCAGCAAGAATGATTCGGCAAGCTTCGGTTACTTCAAGCAGTAATGTTATTTATTTGGATCATAGAATTGATTCATATTTAAGAGATTATTGGCCAAATTCTAGCACAACTGGAACGCCAATAATGTATTCAACTAAAAATGCAGGAACTTCAGGAACAGTTATAACTCTTGCTCCTACGCCAAGTGCCACTCTTGCATATCAAGTTGATTTTATTGCTCCAGAAACAGGTTTAAGTTCAAGCAATGCCAATACGTGGGTTGATACCAATGCTCCTGATCTTTTACTTGCTGCAGCACTTTATGAAACTTCTGCTTTTCTTAAAGCTCAAGATACGCTAAGTATATATAAAACGCAATTCGATGAGGCTGCACAACTATTCGCTCAAGAGATGGGAAGAGATTATGCAGCAGAATATAACGGAGGTATTTAAATGTCTATAACTCAAGCAATGTGTACATTGTTTAAAAAAGATTTGTTATTAGGTGATCATCACTTGGATTCAGATACTTTGTATATCGCACTTTATACAAGTTCAGCAACTTTAAATGCAACAACTGATGGCTATACAGCCTCAAATGAAGTTGCGAATGGAAATGGCTACACAACTCTGGGGGTTGAACTTACAAGTAAAGCTGTAACAGAAGATACGAACTCTGGTTCAACAACTGCTGGTAGTGGTATATTTGATTGTGCTGATCCTGAATGGACTTCAGCAACTTTTACAGCCAGAGGTGCATTAATATATAATAAAACATTAGGAGATGCTTCATCGAATGCCAGAGGTGCGATAGCAGTTTTAGATTTTGGTGGAGACTTTACAGTAGCAGGAGGAACTTTTAAAATAGTTTTACCAGCAGCAACAAGAAGCAATGCAATAGTAAGGATAGATTAATATGACAAGCACCTATGTAAATGATCTTCGCCTTAACGAAATGGCGACTGGTGATGCTTCAGGAACATGGGGCACAACCACTAATACAAACTTAGAATTAATCGGAGAAGCTCTAGGGTATGGAACTCAACAGGTGTTTGGTTCAGATGCTAATGCGACAACAACAGTTCTTGATGGAGGAAGTGATCCTGCAAGAGCCATGTATTTTAAAGTGACCTCTGTAAGTTTATCAGCAACAAGAACAATGACTATCGCACCTGCTACTATGAGCAGAGTCATGTTTATTGAAAATGCAACAACTGGATCTCAAGATATTATTGTTAGTCAGGGTTCTGGTGCAAATGTTACAATTCCAAATGGTCATGTAAAAATGGTTTATTTGGATGGTGCAGGGGCAGGAGCAGCAGTTACAGATGGTTTAATTGATTTGAATATTGGTGGGTCTTTAACAGTTGGTGGTGATCTTACTGTAAATTCAGATACCATAACATTTACATCAGCAAATTCTAGTGACCCTATACTTAAATTAATAAATACAACAAACGATACTAATGGTGCTGAAATACACCTTAGAAAAGACAAAGGTGCAGCAGGGGCAGATGGAGATATAGTTGGTTTAATATCTTTTATTGGAGATGATGCAGCACAGCAACAACATATATTTGCTAAAATGGAGGCATCTATTGCTACAGCAGCAGATGGTTCTGAAGGTGGTAAACTGATTTTAGGTGTTGCCACCCATGATGCAGAATTTCAAAATGGTTTAGTATTACAAGATGGCAATGCTGAAGATGAAATAGATGTGACAATAGCTAGTGGTACTTCTTCTGTTACAACTATTGCAGGAACACTTACAGCTACAGGTGTAGTTACAGCCAACGCAGGAGTTGTCGTTGATGAAATGACTATTGATGGTGATACTATTACTGCTACAGATACTTTTACAATTGATGCAGCAGGTGATATTAATCTTGATGCTGCTGGTGGTGATGTAAATTTTAAAGATGGAAGTGGCAATACTTTTGGATTTATGGCTAAGACTAACGATAATTTATTATTTGGAAATTCCATTCAAGATGGAGATGTTTTAATACGAGGAAATGATGCTGATGGAGGAAATTTCACTGCATTAACTTTTGATATGTCCGACCAAGGAACTGCAACATTTAACCATGATGTTAAAATGGGTGATCTTTGCTACTTATTGTTAGGTGCAGGCAATGACTTAGAGTTAGTCAGTGATGGAACAAATGGGGAGATTGCTTGTGCAAATGGTAATCTTACTTTAGACGTTTCTGGATCAGTTATAATTGATACTGGTGGTGATCTTGTTACAAGTACATCTGGTGGAACTAGCAATATTCGTTTTGGAGCAGACGCAGGATCAGCACTTACTTCTGGTACTGACAATGTTGCAATAGGTAGTAATGCATTAGATGCAGAAGATGCAGGTGGTAGAAGTATAGCTATTGGTAAAGATGCACTTGGAGCGCATAATCAAGATGGTAATAGTTATAATATAGCTATTGGTTATAGTGCTGCTTCTTCACTAAACAATGCAACTGATGCAGATGGTGGTGGCAATTATAATATTATAATGGGTGGTTTTGCAGGTTCTTCACTTACTGTAGGTGAAAAACACGTTGCCATTGGATATTCTGCTATGAGTAGTGAAGATGTTCAAGATGCTTCTGTAGCAATTGGATATGAGGCTATGAGATATAATAATACTACTGATAGTCAAATACCTCTTAATACTGCTGTAGGTTATCAAGCAGGTAGAGGAAACTCTGATATTGCCAATTATGCAGGTGGTTTTTATAATAGTTATTTTGGTTCTCAGGCAGGATATGCAACTAGTAAAGGTGCTCTTAACGTAGCTGTTGGTAATGGTGCATTATTTACTAATACAGTAGGCAATAAAAGCAGTGCTCTTGGATACGGAGCTTTGTCTGCTCAAGACCCAGCAGGAGATCATACAGCAAGTAATGTTGATATGTTTAATACAGCACTTGGTTATGAGGCAGGAGCAGCCGTTACAACAGGCACAAACAATACTATAGTTGGTGCGCAAGCAGGACATGCTCTTGAGGGTGAAGATCACAACACGTTGGTAGGCTATGAAGCAGGTGGTGCTTTAACAACTGGTAGGTTAAATACAGTAGTTGGT